CCGTCTTGCTGTTAGAAGCTTCCAGGATACTGATCTTCAGATTGGATCAGTCCCTTTCTGCTCCTATTTGAAGCTCAGACGTGTTTCCACTTTTGTTCTTGGTGATCTTGAAAAAGATGATCAAGAGTTTACGTGTAAACATGGTCCGGGCGCAGTCGAAGAATCATATACAGCTAACCAGAAGTGGAATGCTGTGTACCGTGATCTTTCTGAATACTTTGATCACGTCGATATGGGTGATGGGGTTTCAGTTGAGGATGTTATCCTCTCCGGATATTCCACGAACCACGTCGACTCTTCGACTTCTTCGTTTGGCACTTGCGCTAGACTTGTCACCGTTCCCAAGTCCTCATCGGCCTTGAGAACGATAACCGTTGAGCCCTGTTTGAATCAGTTTATTCAACAGGGCCTTAACGACAGACTTCGCCGCAGCATTGCTCGCGATCGAATTCTGTCTAGGAGTCTAACGCTTGACTCTCAGGAGGCAAATCAGAAATTGTCTCTTGAGGGCTCCAAAACTGGTACTTGGTCTACGGTCGACCTTTCGTCAGCTTCCGATTTACTATCTCAACAGACAGTTGAGGCCGTATTCGGAAGGCATAAAACTTTTTATGCTCTGATGCAAAAGTGCCGTACTCCAGCTGTTCGACTCCCGCAAGGGATTCTCCAGCTAAAGAAGTACGCAGGGATGGGTAACGCCACTACATTTCCTGTTCAGTCGGTGTGTTTCGCCTTTATAGCGATTGCATCGATTCTACCAGATTCGTTCGGTAGTAAGGACGTGTATGACGCTGCCAAACGGGTTCGTGTCTTCGGTGATGATATTATCGTTGACACAAACCACTTCGAGGCCTTCGTAACCTGGATCACAGCTTTTGGTCTTAAGATTAACCAATCGAAAACTTTTTCGAAGGGCAACTTTCGAGAAAGCTGTGGTGTAGACGCATGGCGTGGTGTCGATGTGACACCATGTTACTTGCGTTTTGATCCAGGTTTAACTGGCCAGTTACCGAGCGCTTTTGTTTCTATAGTATCAACCTCTAACCAACTTTGGCTTAGAGGCTACTATAAAAGCTCTAACTTCCTTAAGTCTATTATTGAGAGGAAACGTTCCCTCCCTCTGATAGACCGGGAATCTAGTGGGCTCGGGTGGCATACTTTCAAGAATGCGACTACGTACCAACGTTGGTCACGTGATCTACATAGGTTTGAAGTTCGAACCTACGTTCCTAGCGCCTCGCGGCGTAAAGACACTCTTGATGGCATGCCCGCTCTGATGAAATTCTTTCATAATCCGCGACTTGCGGAAGATGATCGAAAACATCTGGAGTCTACTGTCCGTCGCTTCACTATGAAGCTTCGAGCCAGTTGGGTGCCGTCGCGTTAGCGGCGGTCCTAGTCCTTAACATTGTTAAGGCCAGGGGA